TAATTTCTTCCGGCGCTCCCTCGATTTCAAACTCATAACCTTCTCCATAAAATTTAACTTTCATCATTATTTTCCTCCATTTGTTTCTTCTTCATTAATTTTGCGATCTTATCTCTAATTTCTGCCTTTGATTCTGGTTTAATGTAATGGCTACGTGTAGTTTCAATTGATTTATGGTTGGCAAGGGAAGCCGCCAACGCCATATCGCCAGTCTTTTTATAAATTGAATTAAGAGTAGTTTTTCTAATAGAGTGCGCATGAAAGTCATCAATACCTATGATTTCGCCAATCTTTTTGATTCTTTCTTGGATGGTTCCATAAGACATTGGCTTATATTCTCCGCCATACTTAGTAATAAATAAAGCATCAACAGTCAAATCATCAAGTTCTCGTCTCATATCTAACCATTGTTCAATTAATTCTTTTGCTTCCTCAGAGAAGGGAACCTCTACAAGATATCCTCTCTTTTCCCTAATGTTCCTGAATACCATTTCATCTAAATCAAGCGAAGACAAAGTTAATCGAGAAATTGCTCCAACACGATTAGCACTTGAAAGCATGATTTCCCAAATTAAACGATCTTGAATGTCGTACTTATCTGTTTGTTCAATCAGCCCTTTTCTTATGGTTTCTATCTGCTCATCGTCTAAAAAATACGAATTAATAATTTTTTCTTCATTGGCACCTTTCATTCGGTCAAGTTGCTTATCAAAAGGATGGCGGTTGATATACCCGCGTTTTAAGCTCCATAAATAAAAAGAACTAATGGCAGACAATTTTGTGTTAATGACCTTTTTGTTGTTTTGAAGAACGTCCTGACAAAAGGCAATAAAGTTCTCCATAATGTCAATAGCATTGTCAAAAAATTCTTCAGAATATAGACCAACATTGTCCCATTGTTCAGCTAAATACACAAGAAATTGTTCAAAATAATTGCGGTAAACTTTATACGTAGTATCCTTTACGTCTCTGTTTTTTATAATGTTGCTATTTAAATATTTTTCATATAATTTCAAATTATCTTTGCTTATCAATTTCTTTCTTTCTTCGGTAAAGTATTTGACCTTTTTGACTCGCGCCACTTTACCACCTCATTCTACATCAAGGCCGCGATTTTTCAATCCTTCTCCATTGCTTTATTTAATTTGCTTGATGATGCAAGTTCCTTCCTAGTTGCTTCTGTAAATGGTCTTGGAACACCATAATACGGAAAATCATACATATATCCTTCACCAGTTTCAACAATATATGCAACATGCCGATTAGAATAAATGTCTCCGGTCGCTGGATCTATCCAATTATCGTATCTTACGTTTTCAACAAATATGGTATCATCATCTTTTTGTCCAACCTCAATTTTTTTCATTAATTCATAAGTGCGTTGGTACTCTTTCGGTTCATAGACATCATAAACTTCAGATTGAATGTTTTTCCTCATTGTCTCTACAGCTGTATTAGCCACTTCTGACTTCAATGAGGAGCGAATCTGTTTCTCAATGTATGAGTATAAATCATTCAGATTTTTGAATTCTTTCGCCATTTTTACTCTTTTCCTTTTGTAAAAGTTTCTTCCCTAGAAATACCTCTGACAAAACTTCGCGGTTCTTGATGCGTTTATCATTTAAAATTGTTTTTTAATTTCATCACGCACTTTTTTGCTTGCTTCAATCAAGTCAACGGCGATTTGAATGCGCTGACTCAATGTATCATACACATAAGAAATTTCCTTGGGATCGTATTTATCTTGAAGTTCACGAACGTACCTACTTTTTGCCAAATTATTGATGAGAGAAAATTTTTCTTCATCAGAACTAGGCATTTCAGGACAAAGAGTAGAAAAGTGTTTAACAATGTGTAGGTATAAAAACTTTTGAAAGTTGCTGGAATTGATTTTGCCGTTTCGATCTTCAAATTTGACGATAAAGTCAGCAAAATCGTCAATTAATTCGTCTATTTTTTCAGGAGAAAACTTTTCATAAATTTCAGTATACATACCATCATCAAAGACAACTTTTTTTAATTTCTCATACTGAGAAATTTCTTTTTGAATATCTTGGGTCGTCAGTTTTTTTGAACGTGCCATCAAAAGACACTCCCTAAAATATGATAAAATGATGTTTTTATTGTAATGATAATGATAAAAAAATAAGGCAGAAATTCATAAAAGAACTTCTGCCTTATTCGTTACAATTACTCACTTCTTGATTATCGTAAATGATCATCTTCCACATATCTGTGGATGTCGGGTTTTTCAGGATTTCCATATTTAGATCAAGAACAGCCGGATCTCCATCAACAGATAGGCTTAAGTTGAAGTTATCTTCAAATTTAGCCCTTGGCACAATAATTTGAGCAGCGTAGTCATCTCCCGTGTATTCGTCCCGAACAAGAACATCGAGAACGACTTTGAATGTCTTGCCAAATTGGTCGGACGTGACTTTAATTTCTTTGGCGGTGTTGCCAGTTTTAGCGTTATAGTAAACAACAACTTTGTCGCCATCAGCAAGATCGCCGGGATGGAATTCAATATCTTTACCGTTAATTTCATATTCACCGCTGGATGGAGTGTCATCCGCATGAGTAAATTCTTGGCCAAGAGTACCATCCGCATTCATCTTAAATACGCCAAGCGGAACGCCAATCGGCGATTTAGAAAGGGTAACTTTATCTTGAGAAACCTCTAATGCTTCATTTCTATAAATTTCTTGAGCTCCTTCTGCAAGGTCATTACCAGTCAGCATAGCAATTGCGCGGTTGTCAAAAATTGCGTCTTGAAGCGTCAAACGCGCTTGCCTATTGCTGGAGAAGCCGACAATACGAGGGTTACCAAATCCACCTGTTGCATAAACGGTTTCACCAGTTGTTTCAAGACCGCTAGTCTTTAGTGTTTTAAGTGTAACAATCGGCTTGTCATCAGGAATGCGATAAAATGTTGCGATACCAGCGTCGCGGATAGCCCATCTATTCGGTGTAGCCATTATTAAATTCCTCCTTGTAAATCAATTTCCTTTGCCCAATGAATTTTTTGTATATTTATTTTATTTATGTCTACTGTTCCGGCATAAATGCCGTGAATGGTAGACATATAATTGTCGATGTTTTCTGTCGTTAAAAAGGCTTGATAAATTTGAAATACGTTCAAATCAAAAATCTCCTTAATATTCATGCCGTTGTTACGCCATGCCAACGCATTTACAATCCCAAAAAGCGTTATTTCATTTTTCTTTTTGAATGACTTTGGAGTGGGAAACTCTTTTAATAAACGATCAAAAAGTTCTTTCGCTTTTTTATTTGCGAACTTGTACTTTTTTTCCGGCTTAGTAGTCACACAGTTAGATAGTTCAATCAAACTTTGAAATTGATCAAAATTTTCATTATTCAAAGACCAATTTTCAAACAAAAAAAGAACGCCATTTTCATCATATTGGCGCCTTGGAAATTCCTTTAGAAATAAATCAAAAGCTTGGAACAACTTATCTCCAAATTCTTTGTTTTGATATGAAAGGTGAAATAAAATTTCAAAATTAGTCAAATCATAATCTTGAGACATTTCAACATTAGATTTATCAATAAGCAAAACGGAGAGTAAATCATAATATTTGTTATAACCAATTTCGGCTATTTCTCTTAACTTTGGGCTGTATATAAACCCCTTTTCAAAAGGAATTGGCATCCCGGCCAATAATCTAAACTGCAAATCTTTATTATCCATTTTGATCACGCGACTATTTATTGAAGTCGTATGTTTTATAAATTAAATAACTTCCACTATAATTTTGATTTACATATATTTCATCCATCTCAGCTAATTGCAGTTTTCCTATCGAGATGCCTTCAATCCCATTTAAAAGTTCGTCAACTTTATCAATGATGAAGTCTATCCTTAAAACTCCATAATCAGTACGATAAAGATCGCGATTCGTAAATACGTTTATCCAAATGTCGCCGCTTTTATAAAATCCATTTACCGGTCTAAACTTGCGGAATTGAAACGTCAAGTATGTTCTTTTTTCGTTTTCTTCTTGTGACGGAATAAAATTAAAAGGAAATATGTTTCTATAAATTAATTGAGAGGTGCGTTCAATATCCGGTTGGTCAAGAAAATTCGTCTCATTATAATAAAGAGCCTTGCATAGTTCTTGATCAGAAATTAGTTTTCTTAAAATAAAATTCTTGTCCTCAACCAAAAGTTTAAAGCCGCCCAATTAACGCACCTCCCAATTAAAATAAATATTTAATTTTAATTTCTTTATCGTATGTAGATGTAGGATATCCTATAACTACACATTGCAATTTGACTGTTCCTACGGATTTTGCTTCCAAAAACATTCTTTTCCTTGAATATTTAAAATTTTTGCTTTGTTAGTTGGTGATACTCCATCAGCATCGGTCAACTGCCATTCAACTTCTTTTGAATTATCTTCTGCTCCATTATTAAAAACAATTGCTTTATATGACGCTTCATCTCCAACAATTAATGAATCAAGACCATTTATTGTTACCGTTATTTGCTCAGACGACAACTCTGCAACAGTTACAGACAACTTATCGTGTATATCTGGATGATCTTTCATCCTCGCTGTAATTGATGCTGAACCTACGGAAATTGCAGTGATTTCTCCATTTGCATTTACTTCAACAATGTCGGGATCTGAAGATTCCCATGCGACTTCATAACCTTCTACTATTTCTCCATTCCTCATAACTTCCACATGTAAAGTTTGAGATTGGCCAACTTCAATGGAAATTGCATTTCCCCCGACAATGTGAAGTGTAAAATGATATTGGATATAATCTGCAATCCCTAGCTCTAAATTGTCTTTTGCATTATCAATTTCATCTTCCTGAAGAACTAAGTAAATAAGTCCTTGCTTCAGTCGATCAATACTAATTACTTTCCATGCTCGACTGTCAATAATAAAGCGTTGATACTTCTTAATTTTTTTAGTATGTTCATTCGATTGAACGTAAATATGTCTTCTTTCGTTTCCTAAAGAAATAATTTTTCCATCATCAATACCGAAATTCGTCAAATCTTCATTTCGGTAAGTAAAAAAAGCATTTCTGATAACACCTTTGTCATCTAGCCATTTGAGTTCGGAGATACATTTAGAAATTATTCCTTTATTGTATATGTCTGTGAAGTCGTCCTTTACAGTTACCATCCATAACAAATTGTTCCACAAGACCAAATCTCCTGCATTGATCGGATTTTGTACAAGAGAAATGATCTTTTGAGTGTCTTTTGTCTCAGAATTATCAACAATCCAAACGCCAACAGGGTCTACGGAATCGTTAATATAGACTTCTTGATACGATGGGTTATCCTTGAAATATTCAGACAAAATCAATTGTGTCGTTTTAATTCTTTCGTCGCGCAAACTAGAGCCATACATGGAATCTCGAACGCGATACTTATCAAGATAACTCATCGCAACTCATCCAATTTTCCATTATAATAACTGTAATTTATTAGTAATCGCTCAACTTCGCGCTCCTTGTCTAACTTTATTGATCGTAATGTCTCTAGATGCGCAGACTGAGATTTTAGATTGAAATCTTTTGAAGACAAGAATTGCTTCATGTTTTCAAGGCGAATAATCATTGGACTTAGATACTCAATAACCATCATCGTACCAAGAATCAAAATTTCTTCATCGGTTAGATCATCTTCAAAAGCATCTTCAGTACGTTTTGATAAATCTGATTTGCAAATCCGAAACTTCGGAATGCAGTTTAATAAATATCTTTTTTTAAGTTCATCTTCAGGATCGTGTTCTGTAAAGATAGGGTCAGAAATCTGACTTAAAAACACATCGTATATTTTTATGAATTCAGTTGCCATTGATCACAACCCCATTACATATTAGGGTCTAACTTTTGTCCCAGCGCTCCTTGGATGGCATTAATTACGTGAATGTCTCGTAGTTCACCATTTAGATATTTTTCTCGTGCAATTTCAAACACAAGAATCTTATTATTTGTTGACATTCCTGAAATGGTTTCTTTAATTTTTTCTGGTTCCATTTCAAACAGTAGTTCAATATCTTCTCGATCAAGAACTTTCTTTTGATATCTTTCAAGATTCAGATATTCAACAACTTCATCGTCCAGTATTTTAATCCATCCTTTTTCTAAGAAAGAGCGCTGAGAGTTGAGCATCGATCTTAGTTCCTTTAATTCAATTACGTCTTCATCTCCATAATTGGAGAATTCCCAAATTTGTCCTGTTCGTGGCGACTTGTAAATCAGTGTGCCAGCAACATTGCTCCTGATAGGAACAAGTAAATTTTCATCTAGTTGCTTTCGAACTTTTGGCTTTTGCTGTTCGACCGTATTTTTCTCAACGTGATCAATATTTTGCTGATTCACTTTCGCTTTTGCCTTAGTCAAGATAAAACACTCCCTTATGATTTTATAAAGGAGAGAAGGAATGTCGATTCCTTCTCTCCTTTTATTTTATTAAGAAAGGATATAAACGCCGTACTTGGATGCAGAAACAGCCGCAACACCATATCTCTTACGAACAGAGTATTCTTGACTGTCATCAGCGTTATTTTGATCATTGACTTCTTTAATTAGGGTGCTACCTTCATTGACAACTTTTAGAATCTTCTCATCGCCATTCGGCAGAACTAGCAAGAAGTTGTTGTCAATGGCGAATTCATCTGTGCCGGGCTTATGAACTTGCGGAATGACACCAAAATTGATGCCGTCAACCGTGCGGAAGAATCCGGCTTGGTTGCGTTGATCGCGCATGTTGTCGGACACATGCTGAGGCACAGCCTTACGAACTGCCAGAAGCGTACCAACAACTAGTGGTTCCATACCCGTAGCGGCACGGATATGTTCAACAAGTTCAATAAACTTGTCGCCATCCCAAGAACCGGTCACCTTATATGGCGCAGTCAGAGCATTGTAGGCCGCCTTGAGAGTGTCATAAACCTTCGTAGTAATCCGATTGACAAAAGAACGCTCAACACGATTGATTAGTTCTTGCCAATCAACTTTACCAGTAAGGAATAGTTCAAGTTCTTCATAGAACTTCACGCCATCCCAATCGGTTTCAACTGTAAAGTATGAACCAGAAATGCGTTGACGGCGGAGATTGTTCGTGCCGCCAGCAATGCTTGAAACTTCGAAAAGATCCATATTAGGCACATAGAAACGAACTTGTTCGCCAAAATCAACTGAACGATAATCAACATAAGGATCAAATTGATTCTTAATGCCTTGTTCTAGACGAACATTTAACACTTCTTCAATAATTTCAAACACTTCAAGTTTGCGTTTGCGGAATTGACGCCAATCATACTTGCCATCTTCGCAGCCGCCAATTTCCAGCAGGATTTTGCGAAGCTTTTCATTGGCTTCGTCAACGGAATATTTTGTCATTTTATTTAGAGCTAGATCTACACCTAAATCGATAACAGCTTTTTTCTCTTGCAGATCCATTTTATATGTATCCTCCTTATATTATATATATTTGTTTAAATAGATAAAATTGAAGTTTTATTAGCTCTTCACAACGCGGAAGGCAGTAGCGGGCTGACCATAAATCGTTGTCTTTTCGATTACTTGGGCGGCAAAACGAGTTCCGTCAGACAGATCAGCCGCAGGAGCAAGTTTTGTTTTGCCATTTTGAGGAACTAGATATTGACCCACAACACTCGTACCGTCAATAACGTCGTCTGTAACAGTAATAATGTCACCAACATACAGATGATAGGCACGAGCGGGTTTGCCAGCCTTATTCACAAAGTCAAGAATCGTGGTGCCAGATTCATATGTTAGTTCGGGAGAAGCAACAAGAAGAACTTCTTGCGTTCAACATCTGTTGGAGCACCAGCTTGGAATAGTTCGCGTTCGCCTTCAACACGAGCGCCAAGAGCAACAAATTCACCATTTTTCAGATCAACAGAAGCTTTTACTGATTCAATATTGCCAGCATAAGTTGCTTGAAGTTTGTCTAAACGAACTGCCATCGTTAATATATCCTCCTTGTATTATTAGTTTATTCAACACACCTTTCGGTGTGTTTTTAATGTATTTACTTATCATCTTGAAAGAAGACATCATAAGATTTTTCTAGCTTCTTATCCTTTTTGCTTTCAACTTCAAGATCAATTACCCTTTGATGTTTTTCCATCTGCTTACTAAATTTCGCCTTCTTTTTGCCCAATAGAGCAAATAATTCTTTTTCAATTTCATCCAAAGACATTTTGTCCTTATTGGCCTTAACTGCATTAATTTCATCTTCAGTTAATTCATTTGCAAATTGACTAAACAATTGTTCTTCAGCAGCTTCGCGCTCTTCTTTAATTTTGTTTTGATACTTTTCATTAATTTCTTTGAACTGAGATTCTAAAGAGGAATATTGTTCTTTCAGTGTTTCAAGCTCAGTTTTTTGCAATGAAATCTGATTTTCCAATTGAGATACAATCTCTGAATGTTTATTTTTGGCTTGTTCAAAACGATCTTTAATCATACCGAATGTATTTTGTTCTTCATTTAATTCCATTGGACGATATTCGACTTTATATCTTTTCTCTGAATTGCGATCAACAACAACTTTGTCTCCATTTAACACATAGGCAAACCCTACAAGATACCAATTTACATGATCAAATGCAATAACTGTTTGAGTTTCAGTATCAATATCTATTAAATCGTATCTTGGGTATGAAAAACCTAAATACTCATCCGTGATAATTTCAAATTCATAAATAGTCCTAGAAATTTCTTCTTTAAGTTGATTAACGGTTAAGGAAAAGTTTGTTTGTTCATCTTGAACTTCTTCATTTTCATTCTTCTGAGTATCTTTTTGATCAACATCAGATTTATCGTCATTGATTTCTTGTTGGAATACTTGTTTAATTTTTTCTTCCAATTCTTCAAAAGTATATTCTTCATAGTTGATTCCTTTTTCTTGTAGTTGTTCCAACGTAATTGAGTATTTGTCAAGAAGATCTTTTAATTCGTCCACCCTACTTCCTCCTTTGTTACCATCTTGAACAGATCCATTAAGCATTTGACCTAACGAGAATTTGAGTTCTTCAATCATTTGCTTAAATTGTGACATAAACTCTTCTTTATTAATCGTATAAGCAATGATTGAAGCAGACTCAAAGCACGGTTCTACATGCCCATTTGGATCTGATTCTTTGCTAATGCCCAAAATACAAAGAGCAGAAAAAATGAAATCTTCTACGACATATACGTTCTGTCCATCAATATATTGGAATTTACCCTTATTGATTTCAATTTCCATAGATAGTCCGAATTTGCGTCCAATTAAAAGCTCAGTTTCAGGATATCGGCCAGTCCATAAATAGGCACCATCAACAACAAGGTATTCGTTAATTTTTCCGTCATTCTCTTCAACTTGCTCCCAATAAACATTTGCGGATTCTGGAATTACACCATACGGTTTTGTTGTATGAATGTATTTAATCTTTCCATCTTTAATTTCATACGAACCGCCATGATCTCCAAAATTATCTCTATCTTTTATATATTCGCCTACAATTGGAATATTAAAAATTGTTGGCAAGCATCTTTCTATCGTCTCTTTAGAAAAATAACTACTGTTTCTGTTTATGCCCGCATATAAAACGCGAATTTTGCACTTGCTAAAAAGAGGGTTTACCTTTTTAATATCTTTTATTTCAACATCAAATCGCATAACATTCATCCGATATCACCCCCTTTACAAATTTTCTTTTCCTTCATTTGTTTCGTTTTCTCTTGTTTTTGCACCTGATTCTGTCAATTCTTCATCATCTTTGGGGGGCCTGCCGCCTTCATTAGCAGTTTGCACATGAGAAGATTTGAGCGGTATTAATTTTTCATTTAATTTTAAAACTTCATTTTCTAAAAATGCATTCAAGTAAATAGCACTTGGCTGATGGCCCATTGCTGCAATAATTTCATTCTTTACAGGCATACCGAATTGGGCCGCCTTTAGTCGAGTTTCGATAAATTCTTTGGCATTAAACTTGGTTGTTTCAAGTATTTTAACTCTAAATTTAAAAGAATTTTTATGAGCAATCTTCATAAATTCATTGATCCATCGTTCAATATTTTGAACAATAAAAAATGCATCAGATTCATCGGCAATAACGGAATACTTCAATGCCTGAGAAGTATCATTTGCTCCGAACAGTAGTTCAGATACGCCCGATTCTTTCCAGAATTGAGTTGTCGCTTGACCAACCTTATTTTTATCAACTTGATCCTTTTCAAGTTTGATGGCCGTTACTTCCATCGGAGAAGTTATAAGCCCAATTTGATCAGGTAAATTGGCTTCTATATTATTGTGGAATATGCGAACAAATTGTTCATCGATCAAAAATTGATTTACTTCGGCCTTATCGCCTGTCTTCATGGGAATTTTTTGGAACAATAGCATAAAGTTTTGGATTTCTTCTCTGCTTTTTTCTAAAGACTTAAAATCAGCAATATCTAATATGCTTTCAAACAAGCCCACAAAGGGAGGAATTGGATAAATGCTAACTGGCGGCTTTATACAGATTGCATATGGGCTATCGATTTTCTCCCATGAATTGGCGCCACCCTTTCGTTTTATTTTTTTATAAATTCGCTCAAATTCTTCAGGAAACGATGATAGTAAATCTTCTTTTTTTGAAAAATAGCTAAAATCAAACGAATATCCCAACTGACCAGTATTTGGATTTATAAAAGAAACCCGGCAATAATCCGGGTCAATATACTGAATATAATAATTTCCATTATCATTTCTTAAGTAACCATAAAAAACTCCGTCCAGATAAGTGTGAAAGAGAATCTTTTTGAATTCTGTTTTTATATTTAAACTCTCAACAAAATCAATAGTTTCTTTATAATCTTTTTTGAATTCACTTGAGTCTACATCATCTGGAAGTATTCCATAAGGCTCTACAATAAAATCAAAATTAAAAAGAGTGGCATAGTAGTTTATTAAACGACGATAATTGATAAACGAAAAATATAGCGCCCTACTAATGTTTCGTAAACTTTTTTGATTCGATTCTTTAGAAATGTCTTTTAGATATTTTTTTAAATCTTGTTTTTTAAATGAATACACAAGACGATTTTCGCCCTTGTCTGATTTTAATTCAATCAAATTCAGTCTGGAAAATGTACTTAACATCCTTTGGTAAATTTCTTCTGCACTAACTGTCTGATTCTCCAAGGTTTCACCTCCTTATCTGGACGCATACACATTGGGTTTCTTAATTAGTAAAAATTGATTAGGATTAATATTTTCTTGTTTTTTCTTATCAATCATAGATTGTCGCCTTAATTGTTGTAAATGCCAAGCAAGCATAGCTACACAATAGGCTCGGTCATCATTCATCTTGCTTTCTTTGTCTGGAGACAGACCATATCTATACCCACCAGAAGGGCTATCAAAACGATATATATTAACCAATTCTTCTTTTGCTAAATCAATATTCTTTAATGCCATTTCTTCATCAAACGATAGTTTATAAATGCGCTCGACCGATTGTTTTTGTTTCTTTTTATTTTTTTCAGCATTTTCTTCTTCGTATTCCACTTCAACTTCATCAAATAAGACCAAATGACCCTTCAGATCATATTCATCTGTAAATGAAATAAGGCCAAGGCCAAGCATTTCAATTAGCGCATCAAACATTTCGTTTTTGTATTTCTTTGGACTTAAAAGCTTCAATTTGTCAACTGCATTTGGATATTTTGAAACATAATCTGCGCCTTCAATTTTATCAATCAGTCCTCTGTGTTTATTGCCTTGGGCATCAAACCAATCTTCCATGAAATAGTCGGCAATAATATGTCCGCCACCGCCAGCGCCAGAGTCAATAAGTAGTGCTGATATATTTTCATAATCTGCCGCATTTTTGCCATTGTAATCAAGAAGCATTTGTTTTACGTATTCAACCTGCTCTGGTGTTCTCATTGGTGTTTTCTTCTTTTTTGAAACATCGACAAAACTAACGCCATTGCAAATTCTCATTTTATAGCCCACTTGTTCATCCCAATAAATTTCTCCAACCATGGCTACAGCATTGTCATACGAACGAGCAGGGTCATACGCAATCGCAAATTTCCCACCATGATTATTGAAAAGGACAGGTATGCGGCGTTCGCTATTTTTGATTATAGTCGCACGTTTAACGATTTGATTTTCTCCGCCTTCGGTAGAAAACTTATTATAATATTCGCGTAAAGCTTTTTCTTTATTTTTCTTCATTGCATCGTCGATTACTTCTTGTCTTAATAGACCGGGATAGGGCTTCCCATGAACTGTTGGATTCAAAACAATCTCTGCATTAATATCAGCAACAAAATATCTTTTGTCGCCCATGATCATTTTTTTAGAGTATTCCCTATAGACTTTATAAAAATAAGTATCTGTGCTGGAAGCAGACGATGCAAAAATTGCTTGGTTTGGTATTTGCTTTGGAAGAGTTTCTAAATCAATATCTCCACCTAGTTTAAAGTTGCTATCTTGAGTAATGAAAGGCATTGACGTTTCAAACAATTCATCTGGAGCAAACCCTGCTTCGTCGTAAAAATTTAAATTACTTCTTTTAGAACGGTTGTTGTCAAATGCGCCATTCAATGAATTAACTGCTGATCCATTATAAAGTCTGTATTGAAATGAAGCTGGATTGTGAGTAAATCCATCTGTATTCGCTACGCTTTTCACCGTTTCGTTATAAAAAATATCAGTAAGCCCTGTAAAAGAAGGGATTTCTCTTTTTGCTATTTTTTCAATCTTCATGAATGTTTCTTGGGCTTGACTACCGACACCTGACAGAATATAAATTTGCATATTTGGAAATAGGTTTGATTTCGCCATTATGAATGCAGCACCAAGCGTGGTTTTCCCTGAACCACGTGATTGGCACCACACACAAAACGGTGTCGTCCAACTTTTCATAAACACATATGCTTGATTGTCAAGAAATTCGATACCATAAAACCTGCGACAAAAGTGAACCGGATTTCTACGGCCCCAACGTATGATTTCCGCTAAACGCAAAAACCCCTCCAATTTTCTTTGAGACAATTCTTTTTTCGATTGCTTTACTATGATATTCATTGATATGTATCACCAACTTGTTTTAGTTCAATCATGCCGACATTTTCATAATGTTTTATTTTTAATTTTAATAATCTATTTTCTTCTTCAAGCTTCTCTATTTTTTCTTGCATTTCAACAATCATTTTTCTTTGCTCTGCAATCATTTCAGTATAATCGGATTCATTAAGCATCAATTGCTCAAGAATGCTTCTATTGCTTATATCTGCAACTTGTTTCATACCTTCACATGTTTCTATATCAAATAGATTGATCTCTGCTGTATCAATACCAATTTCATGAAGTTGTTTGATAATCCCAGATAGAGTACCAGCGCCCTTGCTTTTATTATTGTTGTAATTGACTGAAATTCCATTTTCTCTGGCAATTTGAAGAATACTCTTCAACAAATTGCTTTTCGCATCAATCAGACCTTTTAGGCCACCAGTATTGTTGGCAATTTGTCTAGTATCAACAGCAGCAATAGCGGCATTAATTTTGTCAATTTGATTAAATGTTCTTACTATTTCAATGACTGCTGGTAATTTAAAAGGATCTTCAAGCGTAGAATCATCAAGATAGTCAACTAGTTTGTTATATAAATTCCGCTTATCTTCTTCTCGTTCATATTCAAAAGGATCATACCCAACATGACGAATGACATAATCTTTGTTTTTTAAATCCAGTTCGCTAAAAACAATGCCACTATCTTTGTTTGATGTTTCCTGAATTAAAGCGTTATCCGACATTTCATTTTCGGAGAGTTGCATTGATGAATCTTCTGTAGGCTCAAAAATACTATCTTTGTACGTATAACCTTTATAGGCAAGTTGGACATTCTTTATATATAAACCAAATGGTTCTTTCTTTTTTACTTCGCTTTCTTGAAGTGTTTTTTGCCACAGATCAAAAAGAAATGGCCTATCTAGTTCGCGTAATATGGCACAAATAGATTCAATATTGTTATAATCAAGATCCTTTTTTAGGCATTCTTTGCAAACCGGGTGTCTGAAATCATTTGCGGCATGAAACTGATTATTTGAAATAAAAAAATCGTCTTTCGCATGTTTCATTTTGCCACAAGATAGGCACATCTTTTTTTCTGTTGTTTTTTTTCTCCCCATAGAATCACCTCAAACGGCACAAAAGCCATGTTTTATAAAAAGAATCTTGCGGCTTGGATTGTGCTAGGGAGTATCACACAACCCAACTTACTCTCCTTTAAGCAGGAGAGAACCGCAAGATGAAAATGTGCAAACAAAAATAGAGGAATGATATACATTCCCCTACTTTAGTTCACACATTTTCATCGTCTTGAATACTGTTTAGCAAATTCATCCCTACTTGAGACATTACTAGAAGAGCCTTCTTCGCGCCTTCAATATAAGATTCGCTAAACATTCTGGTTAATAACTCATGTATTTCTTCTTCGTTGTTCGCATTTAAAATTTCTTGATAATATTCATTAATTATGTCTTCTGGATGATAAAGAACAACATCTGTTCCATACTCTTCATAATCTTCGAACAGAAATTGCCTTTCATTTAGAGAATTCTTTCTAAACTTCTCGCTAAAAAACTTTCCATACATATAAATCCCTCCATAAACGAAGGGAATTGGCATCACCAATTCTCAACGTTTGTAGTTTCTTCAAGGACTTTAGAAAGTGCTTGAATTTTTATTTTTACGGGACCAGGCTTCTCCGGTACATTGTGGTAATGGCTCGCCGAAAAATCCGCAGAAAACGGCGAAAACCCACCGGCTTGTACAAATCTCCCTTAATGTAATAGTTCTGGNATCATATATTCTAATTGTCGTGTGACGTCCTCCCCCGAATAAATTCGGGGGCATCCCCGGTTCAGGATACCGGAGACTTCGGTTCGTGGACCGTATGCCAATCCAGCCGGATCGGCACGACCACAGGGGTCGCCACATCCCCACTACTCCGTCGCACAGCGACAGGAGATACCTTGTATGCTTCCCGGAACAGATTGGCAGCCGCGTTCATGTGTGGATTTCCAAGTATTCTNCTTCATACCATTATGATACCATAGCGAGGGGGTCCGTGTATCCCCTCAATGAATTGAGGGGGATTACTGCCCCTCGCGCTCCCCCATTTTTCTAAATTCTGACCATGATACATAAGCATCAGTCCAAATAAATTGGGATATGATATTCAATTCTTTGGTCATCATCGAAAATGTGCATTCTTTGCATGGGTTCAGAAAAAAGCCGTTTTGATATAGCATAATCATCTGGACCCATGAGAGAACCATTGCTAATAACTTTCGATCTGCCAAATTCTTTTACCGAATCAATGTGAATGTGTCCACAGAAAATGTATTTAGGAACAATGCCTAAAAATTGCGGCAAACTTTTAGCCACGCTTGAAACATGATCTAAATCTCCGTGTACATAAACGTGATAATTATTAAATTCATTATCTATGTAATATCCATCTGTGCTTTCAATGATGCGAATATTTGAAAATTCTCTCAATCTTGCTTGCAAATACCAAGGAATAAGATGTTCAAAGTTTTCATTCAAAATAGCCTGCGTTTTATCAGGTATTAATCTTGCATGATTGCCTTCAACAATAATAATGCGTATTGTTTCAACAAACTTTGATATTTTAGAAAGTGCTTCTGCCATTGATTCGGCGACAAGTTTTAACTGCTTAATTACATCTTCTGATGATTGTACTCTTGTTGAAACATGAATCAAGCCAGAAATAAAATCACCGAGTGCACCAATTGTAAGATAATTTACATTATGTTTTATGCAATAATGAATAGTCCTAGAAACAAGCTTTTCTAACCGATTATAAAAAATGTCAAGATTAAATTCATTAATGCTGTTTTTAAAATCGGAACCTAAATGCCAATCGCTCCATAAAACATTTGCCCTTGCAGTTCCTTTTACGGTAACCGGATCTGGTACAATTAAAGGTTTTTTCTTTTCCAGTTCCAGAATTGATTTATGTATNTCTTCTTTTAAATGCTCAAACCTTGCTTGTTGCCTAATCAAATTGTTAAATTCTCGTTTTTGATCTTGGAATTTAATTTTTTCTTTTTGGAACTGAATCGTCTTATCTTCAAGTATTTGTAAATACTCGTCCGTTGTAAACTTTTCTTTGCCGTATTGAACTCCGGCATCAAA